CGGAGATCCAAGTGAAGTTCGAGCTATAGAAATAGGAAATAACCGAGAGCGAACACTCTACATAGAGCTACCTCACATGAAAGAGGACGGGAATATGAGTGATTGTTATACTGGACCATACTGGGCTGAAAAGTATAATAAAAAATCTTATCCGAATGAAGATGAATTTGCAATCACAAAAAATAAAACAGGATGGTTTTCTGTTTTTGAAGCGTCAGAATAAGAACAGTAATTGGAGGGCAAAATGGGATTAGATCAATTTGCAAAAAAAGTTAAAAGGGAATACAATGCCGAAACCCTTACAGAAACAATAGTCAAGACTGAAATAGCTTACTGGCGCAAACATAATGCTCTTGAAGGTTATATGTCTGACCTTTACCGCACCAAGACTGGAGATGAAGGAGTGTTCAATTGCAAGACTCTAACTCTCGACTCTGATGACTTAGACGATTTGGAATTAATAATTCTAAGAGGAGAGTTGCCCGAAACTGACGGTTTCTTTTTTGGTGATTGCAGTAAACACGACGAGGAATGCAAGCAGTTGGATCTTGAGTTCATAGCGGAGGCAAGAAAAAGTCTTGATGAGGGTTACGAAGTAGAATATACATCTTGGTGGTAATTATGAAAGACCTGACTGTAGCACTGACTGATGAGGAAATCGAAGCTTTGGCAATGTATTACGAGGAATGCCAGCACGATTCATGGACATATGAGGGAACAGTAGTTCTTATTTTGATTGACAAAATTCTCAAGCAACGTAAGAAACCTGATCTATCTAAAGCGGAGCTTGTTTTCAATCCAAGCTAAAATTAGTGTTGACACTTTTGAATCTGAATGTAGATTTAAAGGGAATACGAAAACGACTGTAATTATGAAAACTAAAGGTATTTTAATTGACCCAGCAATTAGGTCAATTCATCCAATCATCTTCGACGGTGATTGGGAAGCAGCAATCAGCGATATTGTAGGATCAAAGAAGGTCGCAAAAATTATCGTTGATGATCGGAATGCAATGTATTTAGATGCAGAACCACTTTCTGATTCAGATAAATTCATTGAGCGCAGCACAGAGGTTCCAGAAAGCGTTTGGTTTTGGTTAGGTCAGGATAGGCCATTTGTTGGTAAAGGGTTTCTTCTGGGGCATTCAGAAGATAGCGATGCTCCAACCAACACTTCCTTCGTTCCTAGTCGAGTAGCAGAATATGCTTCTCCAGCTAAAACTGAAATCGTAAAATTAGACTCTGAATAGATATGAATACTGTTGAGATTAGTTATCGTGATTCATTTGAGAAAGCACAGATGGAAGCCTGTCTTGCTCATTGGGCAAGAGTGCTTGAAGAAGCGGAGCAATCTGATTGTTTGTTCCAGCAAATTTACCCACTGATTCCAACTGGGCAAAAGATCGGCAAATCCAAGATTCAAGTTCTTGATATGATCTTCGAGAAAACAGAAATTGATTGCATTTGTCCAGATGAAGATCCTAGGACTCCTTACTTCAAGAATGGGCATTCAACCATCAGCATGTTTTGCGATATTGACGTAGAACTGAATCATCATGATTTGAATTATGGAGAACACGCAGATCCCGATTGGACTTGGGAAAGAGAAGATAACGGAACATATTATAAAAAAATTAAATGCTACAGAGTTTGTTTGCCTCTGGAGTGGTTAGAAAGGAACTAAAATGCCAAACTGGGTATTCACTACAATCACTGCTGATCCAAAAGTATTAGCAGATATCATTAACGACAAGAACGAAGCTACGTTCCAGAAACTTATTCCAATGCCAGAAGGCATGGCTCAGAGAGGGACGCATCTTAAAATCATGACTCAGCAAGAGATTGATGCTTGTTGGGAAAAGTATAACAACGAACCAAAAGCTAATTTTGACCTTGGTTATCCATCTGATGTAGGGATTACTCAAGAAGAGCATGATAAGCTCATGGAGCAGTATGGATGCGTTGATTGGTATAGTTGGTGCAATGAATACTGGGGAACTAAATGGGATGCTGCAACAGACGAAGAATATAATGAAGGGGATAATTATATAAACTTCAGAACTGCTTGGGGTCCAGCAGAACCAGTTATATTTGCTCTAAGTAAAAAGCACCCGAAAGAATCTATCCATGTATTTTGGGAGGAGGAGCAAGGTTTCGGTCAAGTATATAATATAGAGGACGGAGAAATAAGTATAATCGAAGAATGGGAGTTACCAGAGTTTGATGATGAAGAAGAGGTAGGAGATTATATAATTTATAAATGCACCCAAAGTGGAGGTAGGTATGACGAGAATCAACCTCTTTTCACTGAAGATAAATATTATATAGACCAAGATCAAGACATGGAGTTCGATACATTAGAAGAAGCTAGACAAGAAGCAGAATCAATGAGTGAAGAATAAAAAACTATGAAAATATATGTAGAAAAATGGGAAATTTGGTCAACCACAACTTCCAAATTGCTGAAATACGATACTGATAATCTTCGTAACTCGTTTCGAGAAATGAAAGATTGGGACGATGAGAAGATTAAAGAGTATTTAGAAGATAATGATGGAAACATTGAATTTGACGATGCTAATGATCAAAGTGGTCAATGGTGGGATGTAAGCGAAGATGCTTATGGTGAAATTGAAGAGAATGAATACAATTGGGATGAGCCAACTGAATCAGGTTGTCAGGTATTTACTGATAAAACTCATGATGATTGGCACAGCAAAGCATGGTGGAGAGGTAGCAATAATTTGAGATGCGAAGATCGGAGCAAGGATTATGGTGAGATTATCGGTCATTTCTTAGATACGATGAAAACATATGAGTTTGAAAGCTGGGAAGATGAGGAGGAGGAAGAAGAGGTTAAATAAAGTATTGACAGTCTTTACTCCTATTGTAGACTAGAGGAGTAATTCAACAATAAACGAAAGGTAAGAATGAATAAGTTAGTTCAGAAGATTGCAGATCAAGCCAAGAAAGCCCGATTTGCATCATTTGAATACACAACGAGCAAAGGAGAGAAAGCTCGATACAAGATCCAACTTGGATTTAACTACAGGAATCTGATTGAAAAGTCAGCTACGGAACTAGAGATTGAGTCTCAGAGCATGGAGGGAGAGTCCTTAAATGCAGCTCAGGAACTCTTAGAATCCTTCAAGAAGTCCTTAGAGAGGTCTAACGAGGGTTACACTAAGAAAGAGGTCTATAAGCCCGTGAAGGACAGAAATGGAAACATTGTTTCGGGGCTGAAATTCAATCAAAAAGACAATTCACTTCAAGTATTTGGATTGATCTCTACTAAATTGGTTATTGATGCAGGTAATGAATCAAAATCTAAACCTGCTACAGTCAAGCAAGCAATCAGAAATAACCTTCCAATTGGACGCTTTCGAGAGTTTAATTTGGAGCAAATAAGTGTTGCCAAACTGGATGGTGAGGTATTAGTCTTGGAGTGATGGAAGACACACCGCTCAGAACCCGAATCCCTCTCTGTGTCAAAGCCATGGCTGAGACCAGAGCAGGGGCTTTAGGGGAATGCAGGAACTCTATTAGGAGTGGTCAGGGTAATATTGTCGGATACATAGGTGAACTCTTGTTTGCTGAACTCTTCGGAGGGGAGACTCTTGAGAGAGAAGTCGTAGGGGATTTGGTATTCGATTGTGACATATTACATCCTGTTTTAGGTAAGGTTGAAGTTAAATCAAAGGAGACTACAGTTGACTGGGTTGACTTAAATTACGAAGCTTCGATCACCGACTATAATCCTAATCAGAGATATGATCATGTAGCCTTCTTCAGAGTTAATCTCAAGAGGGATCTAGCTTGGTTTTGCGGTTACCTCTCTAGGGAGGAATACTTCGCCAAAGCCCGATTCATCCAGAAGGGAGACTACGATCCAACCAATGATTGGACAGCTCGATGCGACTGCTACAATGTCTATTACAGGGACATGAAAAGAGACTTACGATTGAAGCCACAACCCTTCAGAGGGACAGGTTTAGTGACTGAATGTGAACGAAAAGCTACATTGATCGGGGCTGAGAACTTACAACTCCTTTAACTTTTTTACATTTCAACTGAGCTTTTTTACATTTTTGATCAGCTTTTTTACATTTTCCATTTAACTTTTTTTAAATCTCTAATTAACCTTTAAAAACACTACATATGTTTTTATGTAGTAACCAAATAAACAGATATTAAAGGAAATATAAGAAGAATAATAGAATATAGAATAAATAATAAAGGAGATAATATAGGAGATAAAGAAGAAATGAGAGGTAATAAGAAAGCAATAAGAAAGGGAATGCTAGGACTCCAAAAGATATATATCCAAATAACATCTCTTTTTGAGTTTTTTTAAATATATTGCGATTTATTGGGCTTTTTTCAAATAAACAAAGACATTCTAAATAAATTATAGTTTGCCAGAGTGGGCCTAAATACAATAAAGGGCCAAGAATGTCAAGTTTAATCGAAATAATTTAAATAAGAATTCGCAGCAGAATGTCCGATTTATCATAAATAACCAAGTTTGTGGTATTTTCTGTAAATAACTAGTTTGCAGTATCTTATGTAAATAAGGGTTTACTTTTCCCCTAGGGTGAATATAAATAGATCGAAATACCCTTGTCTGATTAATAATAGAATGCAGAAAATAGTTTCAAAAAAGGGGTTGACAGGGGTTGCATTGGGCTTATAGTGGAGGAGGTTTAAATAACTTAAATAAGCATATGAGAAACAGGAAGACCATACCAGTCGAGGCTATCAAAGATGCAATCAATAACCGATTAGCTTTTGGTGGGTTAAACAAACTCCAACGATTAACATTGATAATGTTTGCAGATGACCTGCTGATGTCTCACGGAGCGTATCATGGATACCAGCATCTAAGGAAGGATCAGGTTCCAGAAGGAGAGAAGCCCGGTATCAATGCGGTTGTTGGTCAACGCACAATGGATATGTCAATTGAGGATAAATTTAATGACACAGATGATACAAGAATTTACTTCTGCTAGTCGGCAGATCGAGCTGAGTCTCGATCAATTAATGAAATTGCGATTAGCTATAAATAGCCTCGATTCAATATTAAATTATATTGAGAGGACGGAGCCAAATACAGCACCAGCTTTTAGATCAGATAGAGAGTATCATGATCAGGCTAAGGAGTTAATTAGGCAAATGCACCGACAATATCTAAATAAACTGAAAGATCTAGAATGAGCAGTATTTTAATAAATAAGGATTGGAGCGCAGCTTTAGTCGAAGCTATTTCAGATAGCAGGAATTTAAAAGAAGCTGAAAATAAACTAATTGAATTAGGATTTAGTAACCAAATATATGGAATAGAATCAATTCAAGTTTGCGGGAGATCTCTTAAATACATTAATAGAGGAGATACCTATGATACTACAATTTGTTCAGAAGACGGTAATTTGTTTGCTGGAAGCTGGGGCGATTGGCTTGAACAGGTAGAGGAGGAGTTTGAAAGGGAGGAAGGCAAATATAAATGTTGCTATTGTGGGGAGTTCCATGATAACGATAATGCTCCTGACGGCTGGGATTCTGACGGTAGCCACTGCGTTTATTTAAAATAAATAAAGTATTGACAATACCTCTCACTAGTCCATAATGGAGGGGTCTTAAGGGACATAAGCATATGAAAACAGCAATAGAAACCAAAACATGCGGATGCCGTTGCTACAATGGCTGGAGTAACTGGGAAACTTGGAACACTGTTGTTTGGCTGCAAAATGACCAGAGGTTATACAATATCATGAAAATGTTTTCCAATTATGATGATCTAATCAATTACTTGATCCACGAACTGGATGAGCCAGCAAACCCTGACGGGGTGCTTTGGGACTTACCTTGCATTAATAGGCGAGAGATCACCAGAATGATGAACGAGGAGTAAATATGGAAGGAACACTAGAAGACCGATACAACATCTACCGTGACTGTATGGAGTCAATGGGAGTTCCAGAGGAGGAGATAAAAACCTTTGATGAGTGGCTCGATTCTTAAAAATAACTATTGACTGCTAATTACCTTCTGGCATTATCAGGGGGTCTTGATTGACAAATAATAAACTAAACAAAAAAGCATATGGAAACACTACCTACTAAATTGGACTATCGGATACTTGAGAGCATGGAATTGAGAGGAGGAGGTTTTGCCTCTGCCCTCGCTAGGGCAGCTTATCGGGCTGATGATGTAAACTTTACCAAGATCAAGCAGGCTTTCTCTGAACTCTGGGAGCAACATGCTGAGTTCGTCAGCAACGAATCCTAATCTCCATCCAGAACCAAAACGGGGGGCGCAAGCCCCCCAAAACCTTCCAAGGTTGCCGGATACCCCCTAAATAACTAAATAACCTCCAAGGTTGTCGGATGGCTCTTAAATAACCTTTCAAGAATGCCAGATATTACCTAAATAACCAAGAATGCCAGATTACTGCTAAATAACTAAATAATGATATCTTATATAAGATAATATTGGCGAGTATATAAACTATAAGATTTTAATTGAATTCTGGCAGCACAAATTTGATAAAAAAAGTTCACGAATTTGCTTGACGACTTGATTGGTGCATTGGTATAATCTTTCTTATACAAGATAACCTTCGGTTATCTTGTATAAGAAGGGAAGCCGTTCGGGGAGGTGTAGCTTTCTTTTTTGTGCTATGAGAATTTAATTGAAAAAAAAATTGACTCCCTTTGGTCATGTGGTATTTTGTTTGTGCATATGAAACAGACAATACTTGGAATCGATACAAACGCAAAGACCATTAAAGGTCAAAAATTGGGCATCACAACTGGCATTGTATACCTTGCGCCAAGCGATGAATCAGGGATTGCAAACACTTGTCCCAATGCTTCTAAGGGATGTAGACAAGCTTGTCTTTTTACTGCTGGCCGTGGAAGCATGGATAACGTGAAGCAAGCAAGGATCAAGAAAACGCAAAGATTCTTTACTGACAAGCAAGAATTCATTGCACAATTGAAGGATGAAATTAGGAAGGGTAAGAAGAAATTCAATCGGTTTGTTGTGCGTTTAAATGGAACAAGTGATATCGCATGGGAGAATGAGAACATTTTCCAAACTGAAAAGGAAACTCAATTTTACGATTACACAAAACGAGCTAAAAGAATGGTCTCATTTTTAGACGGTAAAATGCCAGCAAACTATCACTTAACATTTTCTAGATCAGAAAACAATGATGAACTATGCGATATCATACTCCGCAAGGGTGGCAATGTGGCAATGGTATTCAAGGACCATGAGAAAGTCATTAAACGTGGAACGTATACTTTCAAGGGTCGCAAGTATAAAGTAGTCAATGGAGACGAGCATGATTTGAGATTTTTAGATCCTAAAAATTGCATTGTTGCGCTCAAGGCTAAAGGTAAAGCAATTAAAGATTTGTCTGGATTTGTTGTTGACAATGTATAGAAATTAAGCTTGCACAGACTCCCTTTAGGGAGTCTTTTTTTTGTACTTTTTTTTGAAGAAAAAGCTTTACAAGGTAGGGGAAAAAATGCTAAAATGAAATGAGAGTCTTTTACTATTTATGAATTAGGGCAGGGTCCGGTCCCCTACTCTTGGAGTTTGATCTCCTCACTGGCTATCGGTATCGCCGCCACCTTCCCTTTAACTGATAACAATTTAGCATTTTGATCCTTTGATTGCAAGATCTTTTTTCAATTATTTTCTGATAATTTTCCATTTGACATTTTCTTTTTTTCCAGTAGATTAGAACCGTATGACAGGAATTGACAAACTGGTAAGGATCTTAAAGCAGCATGACCAAAGGTTCTTTACAAACAGGCAAAGGACTCAGCTATTTGTTGAGGATGTTTTCCAGCCCAAGGGCGCAAAAGACTGGTGTTCGGAATGGCATGATGCTTCAGAATGGACCGTTCAAGACTTGCTTGATTGGCTTGGATACTAAGAAAGGAGAGATATGATTGACAGGACATTCGGAGGATTTGACAGGGATAGAGCTTTCATTGGAGAGGAAGACAAGAGCATGGAAGAAAGGGAACTGGCCTACTGGGAGAAGGTAGACAGGGACTATGACTCATGGAAAGATGATCAATGCTTTGATGATTAAACAAGGGGCTTCGGCCCCTCTTTTTTTTCTTCTTTTTTTTCATTTTAACGGTTGACAATCTAATTGGGATCTGATAATTTATTTCCAACATGAAGGTCACAAAGAAAGCAAAACAAGCCGCCCTCAAAAACCAACTCGGAACCAATCCCAAGTGGGCACTCAGGGCGTTAACCGTCGTCTACGGCTTCCAGACCGCAGACGAGCAAGGGGCAGGATTCACCATGGCTCAGAATGGTGTGGGATTCAGTGGAATGGATGCTGAGATCCTTTCAAGCTTTGCTCAGCAGGTAGAGCGGGGCCGGACTCTCAGCACTAAGCAAATGGGGCTGTTGTTCAAGAAAATGCCCCGCTACTGGCGGCAGATCTTAGACTCTATCCCTGAGACGTTCAATTGGGAACCTCTCTTGAGGTAAGGCAAGGGGGGCTTCGGCCCCCCTCTTTTTTTTGCAATTAACCGTTGACAAGATATCATATTTCAATTAGATTTTAATCGTATGAATGATCAAGCCTATTACGACATCTGCTGGGACCGCTACAACAACTCAGACGACGAAGAGAACTGGAGAGGTGGCGATTCAAAGGAAGAGAACAAAACCTTAAAAGAAAGGAAGCAGAGAATCCTTGATTGCTCAGGATGTGGCGAAAGGTGGTACAGGGACGAAAACCAAGACTCTATCGAATGGTGCGATAAGTGCCCATGGGATAGGTTCGAAGAGTAAACAAGGGGGGCTTCGGCCCCCTCTTTTTTTTGTCTTTTTTTCTTCGATTATGCTTGACGAGATTTTGATTGTGACGTTATAATCTTTTTTATACAAGGTAGCTGAAAGCTACCTTGTATAAAAGGAGGAGAGAAAGGGGGAGTCTGAGCTACTTAATTTTCATCAGGGGTCCACTTATTTTATACCAATTCCTATGGGGTAGGTCAAGCAAAAAATGCAAAAAAGTTTTTCTTTTTTTTGATCAGAATCTGTTGACAACTCAATTAGGATCTGATAATTTCTTTACTGTTATGGCAACAATGAACAAACCAAATCGGATCAAGGAAGTTGAAAGCTTCTTTGCTGGACTCATCGAGAAGTATGAGATGACTGTTGAAGGTGAGGAGATATATCCTGACATCGCACGGTGGGGCTTCGGCAGCGAGGAGACTCGCATTGTGTTTGAGGATGAAGAGATTGCTCCTCTGCTGGCGGGATATGTTTCTGAAACCATCTACAACGAGATGGAGCAGGGCTTGAAGGGGCTGGGATTCCGCATCATTGACACCGACGGGAACGTAATGATCCTTGAGCGGATTTAATCAAGGGGGCTTTGGCCCCCTCTTTTTTTTGCCTTATTTACTGGGGAAATCAGGGCACCACTTATTTTATACCAATTGCATCGCTACCAGTCAACAAAAAAATTGCAAAAAATTTCTTTTTTTCTAGTTGACAAATCCAGTCAAAAAGGGCAGGCTCAAACCGTATCAGTTGATTGTGCTGATACTTTTCATATGTCTTGAGCGGGGAGCGGTCCCCGCTCTTTTTTTTCTTCTTTTTTTCGATTTAGGTGTTGACATGAAAATTTGATTTCAGTATAATCTTTTTTATACAAGGTAGCTGCAAGCTACCTTGTATAAAAGAAGGGGGAGCGCAGGGGGGAGTGTAGTCTTTGACGGCGGCAACATCAGGGCACCACTTACATTTTACCACAAGCGTCAAGCGTTGTCAACAAAAAAGTTTCACTTTTTTTCTTAGCTACGGCACATCAGGGCACCACTACTATTTTACCATATTCAACGGCGGCTGTCAACAAGAAAATTTAAAAATCTTTTTTTGTTTTAAGTGTTGACATTCAATTGAATTCTGATAGGTTGATCCCATAGTCATTAAGCGGCTATCAACTAAAAAAACTAACTGCAAAAAACTATGGCAATTCAATTAACATCATCTGGACACTACGACATGACAAGCGTCATCACGACTGGCACTCCTCGCTTTCAGAGCGTGACGCCAGTAGAGCAATTGAAGAAAAGCAGCGCCGAATCTGAGGATTGGGATTTTGGAGTCTACCAAGACCGAATGCTTTCCCCCCGAACCAAAAAACCCACTGGACCATGGGGCGTATTTAGGGAAGACAATGACGACTACCTTGGCGACTATCAGACAAAGTGCCTGATCACCAACAGGGAAGTGCATGAAGCAGTGGCGCAAACTATTGAACGTGCAGGGATGGACTTCGAGATGAATGCAAAGGTATTTGATCACGGCTCAAGAGCAATTTTGAACTATGATATCCTTTCCGATTTGAAAAGTGATAAGGAAGACTTCAATCCAGTCTTTTCAGTGAAAAACTCTTATGATGGCACTTGGTCAGTAGAGGGGGCTTTTTCAATCAAACGCCTTGCTTGTTTGAATGGCATGGAAGTGTCCGTTGCTCAAGCCAAGAGTAAACGTAAACATTCTCGCTCCTTGCTGGGGGAGGATGGGAAGATCAACCTTTCCTTCCTTGCTGATACTTTTCAGAAAGGATTGGTCGAGGCTCAGAACGACCTAAGGAACTTTGATAAGATGAAAGAGATTCAGATATCCAATGAGGATGCTTTCAACATCTTGGGTAATGTGATCCGTTGCAGCAAAAACGTTGTTTCGACCACTACAGCAGCCCGCATTGCAGTCAACTGGGTGTCACCTTCAGAGGATGAACAAGGGCTTGGGGATACTCTTTACCGTTTGTTTAACGCAGGGACACGGCTCTTTAGAGATTGGGAAAAGATCAAGGCTGATGCTTCCCTCAAGGCTCGAAGGAAGTTCTGCGATATCTTGAACCTTGCTGCTAACCCTTCAGACAGTAATCCTTTCTCAAGGGGGGCTTTGGCAGAGTTAAAAGTCAAGCCAAGTGCTGAGTTTGCTTTGGTTATGTAAGAACAATCAACAGCCCCCTTCGGGGGGCTCTTTTTTTTACTTTTCCCTTTGACAACAAGCGCTCTTTCCATTAGATTAATCGTGCATATGAAAAACATCATTTTATTTTTACTGGCTGCTTGTTCAATCAATGCAGGAGAACTGGTCGAAGCAATCCACATGGTGGAAAGCAGTGGCAGGACTGGAGCAGGGATTGTTGGGGATAATGGCAAAGCTATCGGCCCCCTTCAGATCCACAAGGTATGCTGGCTTGATGCTGTAGAGTATGATAAGAGCATTGGAGGATCTTATCAGGATTGCCACAAGCTTGATTACGCCAAGAAAGTTTTCAACGCTTACATCAAAAGGTATGGCAAAGGCAAGACGCTAGAGCAACAGGCAAGGATCTGGAATGGCGGTCCGAAGGGACACAAGAAGCAAGCCACTATCAAGTATTGGCAGAAAGTCAAGAAGTATTTATAAAATTTTCATCCCTCGTTTGGTTATCGTAGTATTGTCATTGTTCATCATACGTGCAAGGGGGCCGGAAACGGCCCCCCTTTTTTTTCACTTTTTCTATTGACTCTCAAATGGAATATGGTAATTTAATCACATGACAGGAACGAAAGACATAACCAAAGCCGCTAAGAAGCTCAACTCACTCGCCAATGCGATCCACAGGTATTCCTACCAGCTTGAGAACCCTCACAGATCCGACAAGCTTCGGGACATGATCGACCAGTTCAACGACATGAGGCAGGACTACTGTGAGCGGGGGATCTGGATGACGGTGTGCGAGACCTTGGGGATGCATCCATCATCGAACGGGGCGGACTGCGCAGCCTGACTAACAAAATCCCCTTGAGAGATCAAGGGGAATCTTTTTTCTTTTTTCCTATTGACTCCTGAACAAGATATGGTAATTTAATCACATGACATTCACTGATACTACATCAAACGGAATCACCCTTCGCACCTACACCTTTGACAATGGCAAGCAATATTCAATCCCTGTTAGGGGCGCAATGTATTGCATGGCTTGTGACGGCCATGAAGTCCCCACTCATTGGGAAGGTAAGCACTACATCTATATGTATGACTGGAAGAACCGCCACCATGACTACTACTGCTTTGAGGAAGACTTGAGCTTTGACGTTGCACCTTGGGAAAGGTAACCCAAGAATGCCAGACATTTTCTAAATAGGCAAGAATGCCAAGTTCGCCAGAAATACGCTAAATATGGGCGGGCGGGTGCGCCTGCGGGTGCGGGTGCGCCTGCGGGCGTGGGCGGGTGCGCCCGTGCGGGTGCGGGCGGGCGTGTGCGAATACCACATTTTCCCCACTATTGTCAAGCACTAAAAAGCGAAAAAGATCACTTTTCTTGAGATACCGTTATAAGGTGTTGATTTTCAACACCTTATAACTATTTTCACTTTTTCTCACTTTTTTGTTGCAATCCTGATCAGGATATGAGACTTTATTTCCATGGACACGATCCAAGACAATAACATCGGACAGCGGGCGATGGCCGCTTATAAAACTCAGACTCCAACCGTCATTGCAATGGCAACCGCTAATGATGTGGACGTTATCAATGAGATCATGCGCTTGCGCCACACTATCAAGACAAGTCAGAAACTAGAAAAACAACTTCTTGCTAACCTTCTTGATAGGCATACGGACGGGCAAGCCGTCAACGTGATTTTAAAGACTAGGAGGCGGGTTCTAGCATGGTTTTCTTGGGTAAAGCAATCGGTAGCATGGCAAGAAGAACAAGTTATCCCTGCTGGCTGGAAATTAGGCAAGAAGGCACACCATCGGTTTAACCCTAGAGATCCCAAGGCATCGGTTAAAGATGAGCGCATTGCCCAAGAGATTGAGCGCATAGAAAGTGAAATAAAAGCTTGACACCCACGGGTCCCCTAGCGTAAGGGGACCCTTTTTCAAAAACCCTCCGCTCTCGATCTTCGGGAGCGGGGGGGGGAGCTTTTCTTCATTCTCCCCACCCCCTTTTTAAAGTAAGTTTTGTAATTTAAAAAAATCGGAAAAAAGCAAACTAAAAATTTGGTCGGGGTTATTTGTTAAAAAAGGTGATTTTTTATATAAATTATATAATTGGGGTTTTTTGTGTATTTATATATAATATAAAAGGATGTCAAAGCAAGATAAGTCGCCAAAGGTGACACAAAGGGGAAAGTTAACAACTGGATTAAATATTAAGGATTTGAAATGGACGGAGAAGCAGCAGGAATTTATAAGGTTGGGCTTAGATAAGGAGACTAAGATTATATTTGTTTCTGGCCCCGCTGGGTCTTCGAAGACTCTTTTGAGTATTTATTGTTCTTTATGTTTGATAAGGGATAAGAAGGTAAGTGATATTATATATGTTAGGTCTCCAGTAGAGAGCTCCGATTCAAAGATAGGTTTTTTACCCGGAGATGCTGATGAGAAGTTAAAGTATTATAATTTACCTTTTTCGGATAAGTTAGATGAGTTGTTAACAAAGGCTGATATAGAGTTATTACATAAGCAGAATAGAATTATGGGTCATCCATTGTCATTTGTAAGAGGGATGAGCTGGAATTGTAAGTCTGTAATTTTAGATGAAGCGCAGAATTGTACTCAAAAGGAAATTATTACATTAATGACTAGAATGGGTAATTTTAGTAAGTGTTTTATATTAGCCGATCCAGATCAAACTGATTTAACTAATGGGAAAGCCGGGGGCTTTCAAAAGCTTTGCAGCCTTTTTAATGATGATGAAAGTAAAAAGTTTGGGATTTATTCGTTTTATTTGACTGAAGAAGATATAATGCGTAGTGAATTAGTTAAATATATGGTCTCTAAGTTAAAGGGTCTTTCTCCAACCTCTAGAGTATAAATATTTAGCAAGGGTAGCGGAAAATTTACGTACTTTCTTTTCTGTTTTTTCAAAAAAGAAGGCATGAGCGAATTCTTCGATGGAAACGGAGAGTTCTCTACGAGGTGAAAGGGTAGGATCTATAATAATTAATGGATTTTCGGATTTTGGATCGTAACAGATGCCAGCGGCTCTTTTAAATACAGGGGGTAGAACGTGATTTTCTACTTTATATTTATAGCCCTCGTCTGTTTTGAACTTAAAATCTTTATCATTCATAAATAAAATAAATATTATGAAAGTATATTGTCAACAGTGCGGGTCGGGTACTGATTATACCTATGAAAAACCCAATTTTTGTACAAAGTGTGGTTCTAGCTTCTCTAATGTAAGGACTAGCGCAGCTTCTACCGCATTTTCAAGAGCAACCCCTGCTCCTCGTCCTAATATTACACCTAAAAAGCTCCAAAGCGAAATTGATGACGAATCGTCTCTAGATCAGATTAGAGCTATGTCGAGTTTAGATGTGGATATTGGTCCAGCGCCGAATAGAAAAACTACTTTAAGGGACATAGCCGGAACTAGAAAAGAAGGAGACGTATCGGAATTGTCTGAAGGGTCAGTGGCTCCAGTAGATCAAAAAGAATTTATGGAGAGCTTTAAAAGGGAAGCGGGTTATTACTCGTCCAGACAAAATCTAGATGAAGAAGCGTAAAATTCAGTTTGAATCTATAATAGATCTAATTGATACAGAAATAAGTAAGAGAAGGCATAAATGGACGTTATCAGCGATAAGCTGGATGGATTTTGATGATGTCTCGCAGATAATTAAATTTCATATTTATAAAAAATGGAGTTTATATGACAACTCTAAACCTTTGCTGCCTTGGGTCAATCGTATTATATCAAATCAGATAAAAAATATAATACGTAATAATTATGGTAATTATACAAGACCTTGTTTAAAGTGCGCCGCCTTCATGGGTGAATCTAGCTGCAGGATTTATAGGGAAGATTTAAGCAGCTGCCCTTTGTTTCTCAATTGGACTAACACTAAGAAAAACGCTTATGATATAAAAATGGCGTTTTCTATAGAAGACCATCCTTACGAAGTGTCAAATTCTACAGAAGACTATGTTGATATTGAAAAGTCAACTCAAAGTTTGCATAATATTATGAAAAAAATTTTGAAACCTGTAGAATGGCGAGTTTATGAACTTTTATATATCGAACAGAACTCCGAAGAACAGGCTTGTAAGGCTCTAGATAAAAGAATAAAAAACGGATATAATAAACAATTAAGGAGTATCCAAAAGTCAATTATAACTAAAGCTCGAAAAGCTATTTATGAAGGAGAAGTAGAGTTATGACAAACGAAGAAGTCGATAAAATTCTTTCTCAAGCTCAAAAAGATTTACTAAAACAAAGCTGGAATGGAAAAGATAAAGATTACGCATCTCTTATTAATTTAACTAAACTAGCCTGTCCCGGTGTGCCAAATCTAACCCAAAGAAGTAGGGAGTTTAAAGCTGTTAAAACATTTTTTGGACTCGCCACTATAAAAGGTCCATATGTACCTAAAAAAGTAGAGCTTTCAGAAGAGAATAAAGAATATATAAAAAATAATATAACAGAAGATAACTTAGAAACTGCAAAGCTTTTATTTAAAAACAATAAATTAAAAAACAACAGTAAAGAATGCAGGGCAGTAGATGCTTACAAAAAAAATATTACGGAAGAATCTAAAGAAGTAGCCGCTGTTATATCTAGAAGTAATGAAGATACCTATCTAGCACCGGAATCGGTGGCTAAATTAGCTTCAAGAGTTAACGAGTATATTACTAACGCTTTTAGTAAACAAAGAACCAACCAGCAAGAGAAAAATTTAGAATCTTTGTCTGGATACCTTAATACTTATAGATTTATTCATCAAATCAATACTTATCCCAGTGAAGTTGATAAAAAATTATTCGAAAGTAGTTTTATCAGATATACATACGATAAAGCAGACTTAACCCAAGAAGAAGTTGATCAATATATTGTTTTATGCACAGAAGTTGTTATTTCAGCAAATATTCAGCGCACGATTCAAACGATGCAGGAACAAATTGCTATAGAATTAGAATCAGGAGAAAAGATCCCTATGACTCTAGTCGAAGCAGTGAATTCAGCACGAACAGAGTACAATCAATGCGTAGGCCGTCAACAAAAATTATTAAATGATTTAAAAGTAAAAAGAAGTGAAAGAATTTCAAAACAAGTAAAAGAAAATGCTTCTATTTTAAATTTAGTGCAATTGTGGAAAGATGAAGAAAGCCGCAAAGAAATGATTAAGATGGCTGATATGCGTAGGGAAGTATTGAAAACTGAGATTAACAAACTTTCTTCTATGGATGATGTTAAAGCTAGAATTTTTGGACTCACTGAAGAGGAGGTATTAGATGGTTAAATGTAAAGCGTGTGAAAAAGAATACGAGACAGATAGAAAACTTCATGCACATTTAAAAGCTCACAAAATGAAGATGGAGGATTACTACTATCAGTACGAACCTCGAAAAGATTTGTTTACTGGAGAATTTATTTATTTTAAAAGTAAAGATTTTTATTTCTCAAACGATTTCAATTCTAAAGATAACATGAGAAAGTGGCTTAAAGCACAGCCACAAGAAAAACAAAAAGAATATTTATTTAACTTATTACAAAAAAGAAAAGAAAAACATAAAATTGAATATACGCCCACAGAGGTAGAGCTTAGATCAATTTCTAGCCCGCCGTTATCGTATTACAATTCTGTTTTAGGAAGCTACTACGACACTTGTAAGAAATTAAATTTTAAAAACAAATACGAGTATCCGACAAAGCCTTTGCAGTTTAAAATAAAAAAAGGATTTAAAATATTTATTGATACTAGAGAGCAACAGCCGCTAGAGATAGATTACCCTACTGAGGTTCGAGGTTTGAAATTCGGAGACTACGCTTTAAATGATCCCGATAATAAATGTTATATAGAAAGAAAGTCTATAAAAGATTTTATTGGAACTTTAAGCGGTGGCTATGAACGTTTTTGTAGAGAGATAGAAAGAGCTATCGCTGCAAACGCTCATTTAGTTGTTTTAGTTGAAAGTCCATTATCTGATTGTTTGAATTTTAACAAAGTTGAAGAGGTATTCAAAAAAACACAAGTCACTCCTGAGTATATCTTTTTTCATGTAAGAGAGATTATCCAAAAGTATCCTGAGATTCAATTTCTTTTTGTTAAAGGAAGAGAGGAGAGCGTAAGGGTAATGAAGAAAATATTTTTCTGCGAAAGCGAATTTAAAAAATACGATTTGCAGTTAATGTATAATTTAAAATTATTATAGTATGTGGCAACCTGCTGATAAATATAAAGGAGAGCTAACAAATCTTAACGATACCTTTAGATCTCTAAAAGGAGAGTTGGAAGATAGAACTGCAAAAATAAGTCTAGCAAAGTTTCTTCGTCAAAATTTATACTTCACTACTTATTTACTTACTGGAATTAAATTAGCCCCCTACCAAGAGATGACTCTTAAAGGGATGTTTAATAGAAACTTCAGTATGTGTGTCTGGGGTCGTGGCTGTGGCAAATCTTTTATAGCTGGTTTGTATTGTGTACTCCAAACCATATTTGAACCAGAAACAAAAATTTTAATAGCTGGCCCAACTTTTAGAACGGCCAGAGCTATCTTCAACAACATAGAAAAAATTGTAGACAGTAAAGGTGCTGAATTATTAATGCAAGCATTCGGAGCTAAGAGTAAAAGAAACGATTTATATGAATGGGATATAAATGGTGGATCTATTAGAGCTATCCCTCTGAGTGGCGAAAAGATTCGTGGTTTCCGTGCCAATATACTAGTTCTAGACGAGTTTCTTTTGCTACCTGAGGAATTAATCAAAAACGTTTTAATGCCGTTCCTAGTGGCCCCTCAGGACATGAAGCGACGTATTGACGTTAGAGAAATGGAAGACCTTCTTATTAAAGAAGGAAAGATGAAAGAGGAAGATAGAATGGTTTTCAAAAACAATTCTAAAATGATAGCTTTATCATCTGCAAGTTATACTTTTGAGAACCTATATAAAACTTATCAAGAATGGATTAATAAAATTACTTCTCCCGAAAGAGATGAATCATCTTATTTTGTTTCTCAATTAAGTTATGAAGCTTTGCCTGCGGAGATGATTGATAAAACGATTATTGAAGAAGCAGAAAGCGGCGGGACTTCTCACTCAGCTTTTCTTCGAGAATATTGCGCTCAGTTTACAGACGGTTCTGACAGTTATTTCAGTGCTAAGAAAATGGAAGAATGCACGTTGAAAGACGAGCATCCCCACACTTTAATAAAAGGCACCGCTGGTAAAAAATATGTAGTTGGGATTGACCCTAACATGAGTGATAGTCCAAACGCTGACTATTTTGCTATAGCAGTCATGGAGTTAGATGAAGAGACTGGTATCGGTACGCTAGTTCATACTTATGCTGGATTAGGCAATCTCAATAATCATGTTAAATATTTTAGTTATATCATGACTTACTTTGATGTAGTTATGATTATTTGTGATAACGCTGGCGGAGATATTTTCTTTGATACTTGTAATCAGTCTGAATTTTTTAAGAAAGCTAATATCAATATGAAGCTTCTTAATTTTACTCCAGAAGCTGATAGCCCTGAGTATGAGAATGAACTAAGGTCGGCTAGAATACAGTACAACTTATCGGAACATAAAATAGCATTTAACCAAGTGTTCTCTACTAATTTTATTCGAAAGGCAAATGAATATTTGCAAGCATGTATAGATTACAAGAAAGTTTTATTTGCTTCAAGGACTTGTTCCAACGAAGCGTTTTTTGATAACACCATTAGAATCAATCTCCCTAAAGAATGCATATTTGTAGATAGCAAAAAAGATTGGACGACTTTAGATTTCATCGAGAATCAAGACGACTTCATATATCAAACTAAAAAGCAATGCGCTTTAGTAGAATATAAAACCACTTCCAGAGGGCAGCAATCTTTTGACTTGCCGCAGCACCTAAAAAGAGGCAGCTCGGCAAACAAAGCCCGAAAAGATAATTACTCAGCCTTTATGTTAGCTAATTGGGGAGTTAAATGTTATAATGATATAATGCAACAAAAAGTGGAACAAAATTTAAATACTTTCACTCCTGTAATGTTTTAGTGTAATTCTTTAGAGGATATGGCCAATTTAATCCGTAAGAAGCAAGTAGATCAGACAGAGTTTTCCGGTTTCATCGTAGATGTCGGTAATTCTAACTATTACCCATTATCTACTAACCCTTCTGGTTTTGCTACTACAACAGAGCTTTCCACTACTTCTGGAGAATTATATACGGATATTCAGAGCACCTCAGGAGTTTTAAATACAAGTATTAGTCAAACAGGTTCTGCAGCCACCTCTTATACTAATAGTGTCAGCGGAGCAATATCAACCAGACTAGAAACTACAGGTACGACTTTAAGTACAAACATAGATAATTTAAGTGGGTATGTCGGAACTGTAAGTGGAAATTTAAACACTAGTATTAATACCGCTAGTGGAACCCTTAACACTCAGATTAATACTACCAGTGGAGATCTAGTTAGTTATACAAATACTGTTTCAGGAAATTTATCTACTGAGATTAGTAATAGTTCTAGCACGACTGTTGTTAACAGCATAGTTAGTGGAAGTAATTTTACTTTTACTGGAGATAAAGTTTTTGGTTCTGAAATCACAGCGCCAACTGTAAATATAAGTGGAGCTGGCGTTCCTACTGAAATTTCTTTAGTAGCGGGTTCAGGCATTGTCTCGGTAGTAGGCTCGAATGGTACTTTTATGTCTTTCGTGGAGACTGGGGTGGGGAGCAACTCTAGTAGTTTATTTGCTGTTAATGATGCGGCTGGTTTAGCTTATTTAGAAATGTTTGATAATACTACTTTAGTTTTAGGTAGAAATGCTAGTCAAGCTATAGTAATTAGTGGTGTAAACGGAACTATACTTATGCCTAATTTGCCTACTAGCTCTTCTGGTTTACCGGCAGGAGCTATTTATAGTGACGGCGGAACTTTAAAAATAGTCTAATAGAAATTTAAAAAATGACAAAGAAAACAATTCAAGATATTACGCCTTTGATGGCAACAGCTTCTTCAGGTAGCGATGATACTTTGAAATCAAGAAGGAATATTGCTGGCACAATTGAAAGGACAGACCGTTTTCATAATATTGAATACGGGCTAGTGCCGTTCAAGTATTCGAATATGGTTTCTAACAAAAGCGCCTTAAATGTTAGAGACGCTGTTATTCTTTGTCAGAAGGCTTACTATAATTTTTCTTCTTTTAGAAATGTTATTGATTTAATGACTGAGTTTTCTTGCAGCCCTATTTATTTTACGGGGGGCAATAAGAAGTCTAGAGATTTTCTTCACGCTTTATTTAAGAAAATTAACATAAATAGTTTTACTGATAAATTTTTCAGAGAATACTACAGATCTGGTAATGTGTTTACTTATAGATTTGATTATAAAGTAGACAGAGGAGACTTACCTAAAATTACTCAGGTGTTTGGCAATCAAATTGGATCTTTAGCAGCAGAAGCTGGGCAAGACCTAAGACTGCCTTCTAACTACATGGTTTTAAATCCTGCTGATATTCAGTATGGAGGAAACATTTCTTTTGTCGGCACCAATTATTATAAAATACTAACTGACTACGAGTTAGAAAGATTAAAAAACCCAACTACAGAAGAAGATCGAGAAGTATTAAGAAGTTTAAGCGAAGAGAATAGAAAGAAATTAAGCAAAAAAACTTTAGCTGGCACAGGATCTTATATTACGTTACCCCTTAATGTAGATAAGGTTAGCGCTGTATTTTATAAAAAACAAGACTACGAACCATTTGCTGTGCCAATGGGATTCCCTGTTCTAGAAGACATTAACTGGAAGCAGGAGATGAAAAAAATGGACATGGCTTTAACTCGGACAACTCAGCAAGCCGTACTGCTGATTACGATGGGTAGTGAGCTAAAGAATGGAACTCTTAATGTAAATCAAAAAAATATACAGGCTATGCAAGCTCTTTTCCAGAACCAGTCAGTTGGAAAAGTTCTTGTTTCTGATTATACTACTAAAGCTGAATTTGTCATTCCTAATATTGCTGCAATCCTTGACCCTAGAAAATACGAAGTTGTTAATACTGACATACAACAAGGATTAAACAATATTCTCATTGGCGAAGAGAAGTTCTCAAGTACAAGCATTAAAGTAAATATTTTTCTGCAAAGATTAGAGCAGGGAAGACAGGCTTTCCTTGACAACTTCTTAATGCCAGAGGTTAAAAGATTATGCAGAAGCTTAGGGTTTAAAAATTTCCCTACTCCTCATTTTGAAGAAATAGATATTAAAGATTCTTCAGTTTGGCAAAGGGTTGTAGCTCAGTTAATGCAGCTAGGGGTTTTGACGGCTGAAGAAGGAATTCAAGCTATAGAAAACGGTAGGCTTCCTGATCATGAAGAATCCGTAGAATCTCAAAGAAAATTCAAAGATTTGAAAGAAGAAGGGCTCTACGCTCCCGTTACTCCAAATGCTGGAGGAGCCCCAATAAACACTGGAAGACCTCCGGGCGTTTCAACCCCTCAGTCTACTAAAAATGTTTCCCCTCAAGGAGATAATAAGAAGGCTCCGGCGATTGCTAATTATTCAATGACTAAAGTTTCAGACAGCTTCAAGGATTATCAAAAACTTGAAGATGAAGTAAAAGCTTTTTTTAGAAAGAAGCATAGTAAAAGAAGTTTAACAAAAAAACAGAAAGAAGTTTGTGAAGAAATGGCTAAGGAAATCTTTATTAATGAAGATAAAGATAATTGGTCTGCTGCTATAGAATTGCATTCAAATGGTAAAGCTAAAACTAATCAAAATAAGTTAAATCACTTAAATCAGCTCGCTGAATGTTTTGATTTAGATTTATTTTCTGCTGCGGTTTTAAATTATAGTCAAATTTCCTAATATTTTGTGTAAAAATTAAGTAAGAAAATCGTAATGGATTCTAATAGCAAAAACAATAAAAGAATAGACTCCGATTATTGGGTGGATTTTTTTTCTAGAGAGATCGAAGCTGCTAAAAGGCCCGGACCTAAAAGCTCTGCGCAAACACCTTCTAAACCTAGTGAAAAAAGGAAGGGCTCTGATAAAAATAAACCCGGATCTGCTTCTTCGAAGTCAGAGAAAGCTATTGAATTTTCAGTTCAAGTTGTAGAGTCGCTTAAAAACAAAGTTAAGGAGCATAACGCTAAACACTCAAGAAAAGTTTCTCTTTCTCAATTAAAAAAAGTTTATAGAAGAGGAGCTGGTGCTTTTAGCCAATCTCACAGGCCCGGTAAAACTAGAGGTCAATGGGCAATGGCTAGAGTAAATATGTTTTTAAGAATGATGGGCGGCGGCAAAGTCAAAGAGTCTTACAGAAAAGCTGACCAAGATGTAGCTAAAGCTTCAGTTGTAGATATCTCAGATTTTTGGGAGCCTGAAGAGGAAGATCTCGCATTAGCTGCTTTAGACCTTAAAGGTTTTGAAGATTTTGATTTCGACAATATAGATGAACTTTATATTGACGAAGAAAAAGAAACTGAAAAATGGTTTGAAATTTAATTATGAAACACAAATACACAACTACATTTAGTTCTATTTTGAAACCATTGGTTTCAGAAGAGAAAGATAAGTATTTGGCTTTAGCTTCTCTAGTTGAAGTAGGTAATTTTATTCCTAACGTTGATACTGAAAAAAATATAGATTTATTACCTGTGGCATTTAATGCTGCGGTTGTTAATCGTGTCAACAAAAATGGAGATGTTATCGACGCTGAAACGGCTGTAGCCATGTATGAAAATTTTATTAACAAGCCAATTAATCTTGAACATAATAGGGAGAGAATTTTTGGTGTTATATTAACAGCAGGTTTTAGCGAGTTTGGAACTGATGCTCCTCTAACCGCTGAGCATGTAAAAAATTTAAAAAATCCATTCAATATTACCCTAGGTGGCGTTTTATGGAAAGTTGCAAATCCAAGTTTGGCTGAAGCTATTGAAGATTCTAGCGATGCTTCAAGCGACAACTACCAGAAGATTAGCGCTAGCTGGGAGCTAGGATTTAGCGAATACAACTTAGTAGTCGTCGAAGGTGAATCTAAAAATATTGAAGACGGAATAGAGATTTCTGAGCAGGAAGAGGTAGACAGTATGAAGTCTAAACTTAGAGCCTTTGGTGGTTCAGGAAAGGTAGACGAAGATAAGTTCGTTTATCGAAAAGTTATTGGAAATGTTATTCCTTTAGGTATCGGTTTAACTGAAACTCCTGCAGCTGATGTCAAAGGAGTGGCAACGAATGCCGTTTTAGCGACTGAAGAACCTGAAATTGTTCAGGAGGAAAACGTTGCAAGTGAAGAAAATATTTCCAATTTCGAAAAAACAAATGTAAATAATAGTAAAGATCAAAAGTCTATGAAAATCACAAGCATTAACGATATAACAGATGAGAACTTGAAAGAAATTTCAGCTTCTCAGATTTCAGAGCTTATTGAGCAGGAGCTTAAGAACGCTTCAGAAAAATTTGCCGCCGAAAAGGGAGCGGTAGATTCAGCTCTTAAAGCTACAGAAGAAAAGTATGAGACTCTTTTAGAATCTCAGACTTCCCTTAAAGAAGAAATGGAATCTTTAAAGCAAGCTCTACAGGCTTCTCAAGAAGAAATTCATAAAGCCGCAGCTGCTGAAGCATTTAACGCCAGAATGTCTGGTTTCGAGTCTGAATTCGAATTAGATGACAAGATGAGAAAAGTTATTGCTTCTGATATTGCTGGGCTTGATGAAGAAGCTTTCTCTGCTTACAAGGAAAAGATTTCTGCTTTCTTACAGGTTAAGAAGGAAGAGGTCGCCGAAGCTAAAACTGAAGAAGTTGTTGCTTCTGCCGAAGAAGTTGTAGAAGAAGTTACAGAGAAGGCAGAAAAGGAAGTCGTTGACGTTCCTATGACTTCTACCGCTTCTGAAGAAACCATTTACGAAAAATACAAAACAGCTTTCAACTACGACGGTTTCGTAGTTAGTTAACTAACAACAAAACAATATATTATAAAATAAGGAAAAAATATGGCTTACTCACTTAGACCATTTAGAGATTACAGCGAACATGATGTTTTAAACTTGTTTGCTTATGATACTTCAGCTTTAACAGCTGGATCTATCAGCGTAACCAAGGGTACCCTCGTTAAAATTGGCACTGGATGGAAGAATTACGATTCTTCTGCAGAGCTTGGCGGTGGCCTTGAGTTTATTGGAAGTGCTGGAACTCTTGATCCAACCAATGTTACTTCTCAGCGTTATGGCGTTGTAGCAAAGGTTATCGAAACCACCACTGGCGAAACTCCTCTCGGTATGACTCTTTACGATGTTAAGGATGCAGACGAAAACGGAGAATTACTTAAGTACAACCCTCGTAAAGCTGCTGAAATGCAGGCTGTTATTCCCGGCCAAGCAGTTCCTGTCGTAACCAGAGGTATCTTCTTGGTTAAGGACGTTGCTGGAACCCCTGCTGCTGGTGGTACTGCTTATGCAGGCGTTAGCGGTCAGATCAGCGCTAGCAGCGCTGGTAGCGCCGTAGCCGTCGGAAAGTTCTTAGGAGCCAAAGATAACAACAACGACACTCTTGTCAAATTGGAACTTTAATATAAAGGATATATCATAATGAGAATTAAATTAAAAAATACCCCTGAACAAGTTGAATTAATCAAAGCTCTTGGTTCAAAGAACAGGCTTGTTGCAGCTGAAGCTTCTGAAGCTTTCGCCGCTTTCCTTGGCCCTGTTATTCAAAGAGTGATCCAACAGGCAGGTACTGCATCTCAGATTTATACTGACGCTCCTTTCGATGAAAATGATTCACCTTCTTATCCTCTCGACTTGTATTACAACGAGTTGGCCAATGGATATGTTAGCGTTTGGTCTCAGACCTTAGCTGGTGGATTACCTAGCTCACAGGACGTATCTGCAGTACAGGAAGTTAAGATCGCTACTTATCGTTTGGATAGTGCCGTCTCCATCAACAAGAGATATGCTCGTCAGGCTCGCTTAGACGTTATTGCTAAGTTGGTTGAGCGTATGTCTCAGGAAGTCTTAGTCAAGCAAGAACGTAATGCTTGGGCAGTTCTTCTTAAAGCTCTTGGTGAAGCTTCTACCACCCCTTCTGGCGGTAGCGCACTTAAGCACTATACCGAAGCTGGTACTTTAACTGAGTTTAAATTAGATGATTTAAATAAGTTAATGACCAGAGTTAAGAGAATCAATGAGTCTTGGGCTGGCGGTACTCCTGCTGACCCTTACAGCACTGGTTTAACTGATCTTTACGTCTCTCCTGAGATTAAAGAAAAGATCCGTGCGTTTGCTTACAATCCTCTTAACACTGTTGGTGGCGTGAGAACAGCTGGATCTTCTAGCACTAGCACCGAATCCGCAGTTGCTCTTCCTGACGGAATGAGAGAGGAGATTTATCGTAACGCTGGTATGCAGGAAATCTATGGTGTTAATATTGTTGAATTGATCGAGCTTGGCCTCGGTAAGAAGTACAACGTTCTTTTCGACAACTACATCACCACCATTCCTACTGGAGCAACCTTCAATCCTAGTACTCACCAGATTCTTGTTGGTGTTGACAACTCTAAGGGAGCTATGATTCGCCCTGTTGCAACCAACTCTGAAGTTGGAAGTACCTTTACCGTTCAGCCTGACGATCAGTTCTTACAAAGAACCGATAAGACTGGTTTCTACGGAGCAATGGAAGAAGGCCGCATCTGTATCGATGCAAGGGCTCTTTCTGGAATTATTGTTTAATATAAACGAAAGTTTACCCGCTAGGCTAACCCCTAGCGGGTTTTTTTTTGATATAACTACAATCTTTAAATATAATTTATTATTATGCCTAGAAAAAAGAAATTAAAAGAACTCAAGCAAATTGACGGTAAAGCTGAACCTTCAAAACCTATGACCTTAGATCAGATATGGGGCGAGACGGGGCTTACTAAGTATGGCATTTCTGATGTAGATGAGTATAGGGAATACATTAAAGGTTTAAATAGAACTGATATTCACAACCATGCTATAGAGGTAGGCATTGTTCCTATTGATAATATGGAAATTTTATTCGCAAGATTAGAAAGAGAATTCATTAGACATACATCTTCTTTTCAAGCTCCAAGCAAAACAGAACAAAAACAAAAGAAAATATCAAAAGAAGTAGCTAAGATTTTATCGGAAGGTAGATAATTTGTGTAATTTATTAGATGGCAAATCTTATTAGGCTAAAACAGATAGATAAACCTGAGTTCTCCGGTTATGTAGAACAAATAGGTGACGCTAAATACTATCTGCAGTCTAATCCATCTGGTTATATATCCTCAATTAGTGGAGATTCTTATTTCCTGCAATTAAGCGGAGATGTTTTTTCACTAAGTGGGGATTTTTCTTCTAATCTAGCAACGACTGGTCAAACTCTTTCTACAAATCTTAATTCTACTGGGCAGACTCTAGATTCTAAAATAGATACTCTTAGTGGCTACGTAGAAGAGTCAAACGCTGATATAGCGACTGTTTCAGGTAATGTAAATACAGCTCAAACTGTATCGACAGGATACGCTTATGCCATAGGAACAGATTTATCTGGAGATATTAGCGATCTTAGTGGTTATGTGGTTACTCAAGACACTACTTTAAATACAAAAATCACAACTACTAGCGGAACTTTATCTTCAAGAATTACATCTTTAGAAGGAGTCTTTTCAAATAGCGGAAGTAGTTTTGTTGACTTAGTTTCGAACAATCAAACTATTTCTGGTCAGAAAAACTTTAATGCCAGAACTAATTTTAAATTAATTAATATAGTTCCAGTTACTGGAGATTATATTAATCCGGGCGGGCTTAATAATTATTTTTATACTCAGTTTTCAGATGATGCGACTTTTTTTGTAAGCGGAATAAGTGGGTTTGAGTCGGGCGGTTATATGACAGGAGATATTTTTGTTAATAAGATGGTTTTTCCTGATGGGGAAGAATGCATAATGTCTTCTAACATTTATACAGGAACATACTAAGATGAGCACGGTACATGGTTCTTACGATACAGCTGGACAAAGTTGTGTTTTATTATATGATTTTTCGGCAGGTTCTTTTAACGGAGAGCCTACTACAAATCTTTTTACTCAACCAGCTAATAACGCTGGCTTCGAAATTAAACCAGCAGACTCCGCTAGATCTTTTGATAAATTAGCCTACGCAGATTTTGAAACTAATGCCTCTGGGAATTACTTAGATACAGACTCGATATATAAATACAGCTTTACAACTAGCCAGTATGACGATAACCCAACTCAAACTGGAGGAGGAAACAAACATGGTTTTCTTATAAATATTATTAGGGGCGAAACTTATACTGCATCCGTAGACGTTTTTGTTTCAGCTAACCATCCAAGAACAGGAGACCAGCCAGTTTTTAGTTTAAACCCTAACTTATCTGGATCTTTTACTACGGTAGTTAGTGATTACGACTGCGATAGAAAAGGAACTTGGCAAACGATCCAAGAAAAAGTTTTTGTTCCTCCAGCAGTAAATGCAGTATCAACTAGTCCTATATATTTAGAAACAAGCGTTCAAAATAAAACTGCAGCGCACCCTTATTACAACCAAGGGTCTAGTTTTGGGTTTGTTGTAGGAAATGTAGAAGGCAAAACTTTATATTTATACAAGGGCGGCACTTATGTTTTTATTCAAACTAATGATTCAAATTCTTTAGATGAATTATATATATCAACAACTATAGATTCTGGAGCGGGAGATAATAGTTATCAAAATGGCTTTAGTTATTATGGAAACAAAGGTTTAGATGGATACGCTGTTTTTAATGTTCCATATAATGCGCCAAGCGTTTTATATTATAACTCAAGGAGAAATGGCAGCACGTACGTAGGTGGTAAAATTAATATAGTTGGAGGGTACAACTCAGGTAATGTAGGTAACGTTGGAAACACAGGTAACGTAGGTAATACTGGAAACACAGGCACGACTTTAACTTCAGAATCTTACGCTGTTTGCTTTGATCCTACTAGAGGCATTTATAGTGCATCAGATGGAGACATAAGTACGGGATACATATTGTATAAGAACATGCAGTTCGAGCGCAATAAGGTTATGTTTAAGGGGCAGAAGCATAAAACTCATTTTACGTCCACTTCTAGATCATCTATAGGAACCATAACAGATTTAACTGGCAACTCTAAAAATTCTAGCCAAACAAACGCTAACTATGATTCGGCAGGTTATTTACTTTTTGGCAAAAGAAATAATTTAAATGATGGCGGTTTTATAGATTTAAATTTAAAAAGCAACCAAAGTTCTACTTTCTCAATGGGTAGCAACACGAATCAATCTTTTGATTTTTGGTTTAAGCAAACATTAGCTTCGAACACTAGAGCTTATTTATTTTCTAGATCATCCTCCGTCCAAAATAATTTATTTGTAGATAACCAAGGCTACCCTCATCATATTTATATTCAAAACCAAAGAGTTTATTTTAGCTTCTCCGCTTCTAATAATAAAACTTTTGCTGGGTATACAACTAATCAGGTAATACAAACCAATAACTTATATCATTTAATTATTTCTATTAATTTAAATGCTGCATTGGGGCAAAAAGTGAAGGTTTATATAAATGGGTCTTTAGTTACTTCTACTGTATTTTCAACGTTATCGCCACCAGAAAACTTTAGTTTTAACAATGTCGAGGCTTCAGTAAAAACAGTTGGTTTTACAGCGCAAACTCAACAAACAGGATTTAAAAATAATAGCACTCAGTTTTATAAAATATCTTCATATGATGGAAATGGAGAGTCTATTGGCTCAAGCGTTCTATCCGTGCCAACAAATTCATTAAAACAATCTGTAAAACTAAATTGGGATACTGTCGCTACTGCTTCCGGCTATTATATTTATAGATCAGGATCTTCGACTTTTAGTTCTTCTTCACTTTTAGCAGACATTAACAGTGTTGATATATTATCTTTTACTGATGAGAACTATCCGTTAAAAACAGGGTCTCCTAAAACAATAGCAACATTCACTAATCCTTACGATAGGAATGTTACGAGTTTTGTTGATGAAAATGGGGCAAAAATGTGTTTTGGAGATTACCCAGTGACATCTCTAACACCTAATTATTTCCAAGGCTACATATTTAGAGTGGGTTTATATAATACTACTATTTCAGCTTCGCAAGCGAAAAAAAACTATAATTCATTTTTATATAAATATAAATCTGGTTTACCTTATTTATCTAACGAAATATCACGGCCTCAGAGTGTAATTCATAGAAAGGTTCAGTACTGAGATGGCTATTACAAGATACGCAGGAGACAGGTTTGTAGGTTTAGATGAAGAAAAAAATTCATTACTATCCAAAGTAATGGATGGAGCTTTTTATATAGCTACTGACTTAGACAAGCAGTACCTCAAGAAAGATGGCTCATGGGTAGAAGTGGGGGTTGGCATAGATGGATCAGGTATTAGCGGATATCTGCCTTTATGGTTAGATGAAGATACTATAGGTAATAGTCTTATTTATCAATCTGGCGCAAATATTGGTATTAACACAATTTACCCTGAACATGCGCTACACATAAGCGGCGATGTCCAAATTAGTGGTTATTTATACGATATAAACAATAGCAGTGGACAATCTGGGTGGGTGTTAACTTCTGAATCTGGTGGCCCTGTCTGGAGAATGATAGAAGATGTTTTGTCTGGTGTCGGAGGAAGCGGAACAGCTAATTACGTTCCATTATGGCAAGATGAGGATACTTTGACTGATAGCGTCATCGCTCAGTCAGGAGTAAATGTAGGAATAGGAACTGATACACCTGAAGTTAAATTAAAAATAGTTTCTAGCGGTGGCTCTACGGTATCTCCTATTGCAGGAACCAGTTTGTTGGCTGTTAATAATGCTCAAGCTTCTAATAATTCTAGAATTGGAATTATAGGTGGCACGACAGGATTTAGTATTTTAGACATGGGTGATTCTGCTGACCAAAATGTCGGCGGAATTGCTTATGATAATAATGCTAATAAATTACATTTAAGAGCTAATGATAATTATTTCTTAACTATATTAAGTGATGGCAAGGTTGGCATAGGTACTACACAGCCTTCCGATTTATTACATTTATCAAGCGCTGCTCCAGCTATTAGATTCGAGGATACAGATAATGCTGATGATGCTTTTAGTATTATTGAAGATAATAATGGTAATTTAAAATTAAGGGCGGATGCTAGTAACGCCAGTGCGAACACTGAATTAGGTTTAGAGGTTGATGGATCAAGAGTTATGACTCTTGTTGGGGGTTCTGTTGGCATAGGAATTAATCCTCCAATTCATGATTTCCATGTTTCAGGCGATGCGCAAATCAGCGGCTACCTTTACGATTATACCAACTCAACCGGGCAAGATGGTTATGTTTTAACTTCTAGAAATGGTGGGCCAGTTTGGGAAGAGATTCAAGCTGGAGGTGGCACAATTAGTGGATCAGGTGTTAGTGGTTACGTAGCTAGATGGGACGGAGAAACTAATTTAACTAGTGGAGTTATTTATGATAACGGAACTAGTGTTGGTATCGGTACTACAACTTTAGCTGAAGCATTAACAGTTAATGGTAGAGTTGAAGCTGAAGAGTTTATAGGAGACTTAAGGGGCGCTGTAGTATTTAAAGCTAATGCTGGAGAAAACATTTCTAAAGGTCAAGCTGTTTATATATCTGGAATTAGTGGTAATAAAACCGTTGTATCTTTGGCGGATGCAGATGATGCCTCGAAAATGCCAGCATTTGGTGTTGCAGCGGAAACAGCTTCAGCTAATTCTGATATTACTATATATACTTTTGGAACTCTTTCTAATATTGACACTTCTAGTTGGACTGAAGGCACAGAACTATTTGTTGGTACAACTGCTGGTGAATTAGTTAGCACAGTTCCAGCAGGAGAATCTGCTCAGATACAAAAGATAGCTAAGGTTACTAGACAAGACGCTACAGTTGGTAGCGTCAAAATCATGGGTGCTGGTAGATCAAATGCTACTCCTAATTTAAATGAAGGTAGATTATTTGTAGGTAACTCTTCTAATAGAGCAGTTGCTGATGGTACTATTCACGTTGATATAGCAAATTCTAAAGTAGGTATTAATACTACTTCACCTCAACACAATTTACATGTATCAGGTAGCGCTATAATTAGCGGTTATCTATATGATTCGACTAATTCGACTGGAACAGCAGGTTACGTGTTAACTTCTGAGGCCGGAGGCCCACAATGGCAGATGATTGAAGACGTATTGTCTGGTGTTGGTGGATCAGGAACTGCTAACTATATTCCTAAGTGGAACGATCCTGACACTTTAGGCAACAGTAGTATTTACGAAGATTCAAATGGAAACATAGGTATCAACAATACAACTCCTAGTGGACATTTAGATATAGGAGGTGTCTTAAATAATCCTCCAGTTTTAAGACTTACAAATAAAACAAGTAGCGTATCTTTAGGTGATACCTTAGGGGAGATTCAATTTTTCAATAGTGATGACACTGATTTTACTCCCGGCGTATTTGGTATAATAAGGGGGGTAGCACATGCATCAGGTGGAGAGGGATCTATTCAGATTTTAACTGATATGCCTTCTGAAGGCACTCCTCCTACTAATGTAACTGCCCATTTTAATGCTAATGGCAAAGTTGGTATAGGAACTGCAACCCCTCTAACAGATCTAGACGTAAGAAACAATATAGGTGTTTACGGCGCTAACTCTTCTACTAGTGGTCAGATATATTTAGGCTCAAGCGATTTTACTAATTCAGGTTATTTTAATTCAGCTCCGGGTATAGGCGCAATTATATCAACAGGAGATAGCCAAACGAATGGTTTAGGTTTTTATACTTATACTGGCGCTTCAAATTCTCGAACTGAAAAAATGAGAATTGAGGACGATGGTAAGGTTGGCATAGGAACTACAAGTCCTGCAGTAAAATTTCATTTAAATGCTGGTAGTGGAGATGCGTCAGGCAACATAGCATTTATTGATGGCTCTAATAACCCTTACGTCTTTATTAGAAATTCAGCCGTTGCTGCGAATAGATACGTAAATTTGGGTTTTGCTCCCGCAAATAATGTCGCAGGCGTATTATTTCAAGCGATTTCTAAAGCAGATTTTTCAACGACAGCAAATCGAACTGCTGATTTTAAAATACAAACTAGAAATGCTGGAAGTTGGAACGACACTTTATATCTAAAATCTGATGGTAATGTTGGGGTAGGCACTACAGATCCCTCTGCCTTATTACATATTAATCGAGATGATGTTACAAGAACAGATGTAATTTTAGAAAACAATGACAGCGCTGCAAACGCAGAAATAGCCGCCATTCAATATAAAGCTTTAGATGATGGAAGTGCATCTCAACTTTATGCTCAAATAGTAGGTTTAATTGATGACCCTACAGCAGGTACTGAAAAAGGAAGGATAGCTTTTGAAACAGCAGATGCAGGGGGCGTTTCTGCTAGAATGACAATTGATGGTTCTAGAGTAGGTATAGGCACAGTCAACCCAGATTCTAAATTCCATGTAGTTAATAATGATTTTATTCTTTTTGAAAATACTATTGCTAGTGCAAATAGTTTATTAAAGCTAAAAACAGCTTCCCGTACTTGGCAAATGTCAGTAAGAGAAGCTGATTTATCTGGTTCTTTAACATTTAGAAATGAAACTGCAGGGACTGATGATTTAATAATTAATACTGCAGGTAGTATCGGCGTAGGACAACCAAATCCAGCGCACAAACTACATGTTAATGGTGATGCTATTATAAGTGGCTATCTTTACGACTACAATAATACTACTGGAGAGGCAGGGTATGTATTAACTTCGGAAGCTGGAGGTCCTCAATGGAAACAAATCGAAGATGTGCTTTCGGGTGTTGGTGGATCAGGGACCGCAAACTACGTTCCCTTGTGGCAGGATGAAGATACTTTAACAACAGGTAATATTTATCAAGATTCTAATGGAAATGTATCTGTAAATCATCAAAGCCCTAATGCTCATTTTTCAATTAGAGGAGACACTGAATTTTTAGATCAAGATACAGGTTTAAGAATAGGTTTATTATACGATAATGGCACCGAAGGTATACTTGATTTAAGGGACAACAATGTAACAAAAGTAAATTTAAGAACTGCAGGATCTTCTTATTTTACTGGTGGTAGTGTTGGTGTAGGCACGAATAGCCCGTCTTCTATTTTTACAGTTAGTCAAAGTTCACTTCCTGTTATAAGTACTATAGAAGCCGGATCTAATTTAGATACATTTACCAATACAGATGCTGGTATATTAAGATTCAGAGGTCCATATACCAATAGTTATACTCCTATTGGAGATATAAAGGTTAGGACTAATGCTAGTGCATTTAGAACTGACATTGTGTTAATGCCTCGATCTACTGGAGGTTCTCTTGTTGAAGGTTTAGTTGTTCACGGTACAATTAGTGATGGAGCATTTATTGGAATAGGCACTGGAACTCCTTCTAGTAAATTACATGTAGTTAATCCAGATACGGATGCAACCCCTACAGCTTTATTACAAAACGGTTCTACTGGTGATGCATCTTTACATTTTAATGTTAGCGGCAGGTCTTATACTATTGGTATAGATAATAGCGATGACGATAAATTTAAAATTGCTAGAAATAATGGTTTAGGTACTACTGATCGTTTAACAATCAATGGGGATGGTAATATTGGAATAGGCACTACAAGCCCTACTTCTTTATTGCATTTGAGAAACCCTAATGCTGACTCTGATGTTGGTATAAAAATAGGAAATGATGTTCGTGATTGGAACTTGAAGGTAATGGGTAGCGTTTCGGACTCATTCCAGATATTCACTCATGACGATAGTAATGTTTTCACAATTCTTTCTGACGGTAAAGTTGGAATAAATACCACGACTCCAACTAGTTTATTGCATGTGCATGATGGGGATATATTAATCTCAAACGGAGATTTACAATTTTATCCTGATAGCAGCGGCGCTGGTTCTCAGTTTGATTATTATGCTGGAAAATTGTTTATAGGAAATCAAGCTGGTTCTTCTTGGCACATGGTTATTCAAGACGATGGAAACATTGGTGTAGGCACGACTTCACCAACATCTACTCTAAATATCTACGACGGAACATCAGGCTCTTCCGTCCTAAAAGTCGATGGGACAAACGGCACTTTATTCGAAGTAGTAGATGATTTAAGTGGCAGCTTAATGTCTGTAAATGACGCAGCGGGTTTACCAGTTTTAGAAGTTTTTGCAGACAGCCATATTGTTGCAGGAAGATACGGGCAAAACGATTTTTATCTTGATACAAATGGCAACTTAGGATTAGGCACAGCTACGCCTATTACTCAATTGCATATATCTAGTGCAAGTACATCAGTATTAACAATTGAAAATACTACTAACGCAGGGAACGCCTCTTTAAACTTTAGAGATGAAGGTGGCACAGATCAATTTAAAGTATTTTATGATTTACCTAATAATAAAGCTTGGAATTATGTAAATGGTAATGGTTTAACAATATACTCTACTCAATCAAGCGCTGAAATAGTTAGATTTGGATTAGGCGGCGGAAACACTTATATAGATTCTTTGTTTAATGGTAACGTAGGTATAGGAGTTACTCCGGGTGCGAAACTAGATGTTCTTGGCGCTACTAATGGATCTTTAATATTAACTAGAACTAGTAGTGGTATAGTTAGCGCTATTCAAGATTCTGCAGGGTACGGTGAGTTTGCGTTATATCAAGCTGGAGGTGGAGTTAAAGCATATATTGCTGCAAATGCAGATTCTTATTTACTAGGAGGAGGTCTTGGTATAGGTACAGCAACTCCTCAACATGATTTGCACGTAGAGGGTGACGCTATAATCAGTGGTTATTTATACGATTCCACAAATTCAACAGGAGTAGCTGGGTATGTTTTAGCTTCTCAAGCTGGCGGTCCACAGTGGCAATCTATTGAAGATGTATTGTCTGGTGTAGGCGGTGGAGGTACGACAAATTATATTCCTAAATGGGATGATCCTGATACGTTAGGAGATAGCGTTATAGCTCAGTCAGGAGTTAATATAGGTATAGGTAAAGCAGATCCAACAGCTCGATTAGATGTAAAAGAAAATATTATAGTTAGAGACACAGATTCAGATCTGGAACACATTCAACTCTTCTCTAACAGCACTGAAGGCGTTATGCGTTTACGCAATGGTGCAAATTGGGGTTTTATAGCAAGAGGTATAAGTAATAGTCCATATATAGGAGCTTATTCGGGAGGTAGTTTACATGTAGCAGGATTTACCAATGCTAATGGATCTACTTATAATTCAGCATTAACGTCCTTTGATTTCGCTAATCAGCGAGTAGGTATAAATAATGGAAGTCCTGTTGCAAAATTAGACATTAGGGGCGACCTAATCGTCGATGTGACAAATAATACTTATGGTGGCGTCAGAATTCATGATGACTCAAGTGCAGACTATAATGTTTATCTTGATATGGGGCGGGATCAAGGTAACACGCAATTCCATATTAGAAGAGGTGGACGAACTGCTGGAACAAACACTTGGGCTTCTGGTTCTGACGTTGCTGTTTTTTCTACAGCTAAATCTTGGATACCAAACGGTAATGTTGGTATAGGTACAGATAGTCCAGCAACTAAGTTACATGTAGAGGCTAGTGTTACCGATAATAGCTCTGCTGAGATAACAAGAATTCAAGGCACATCTTCATTAACGACAACTAACACGCATTTAAGATTTACATCTGCTACTTCTGCTAGTAATGCAACAAATCGTTGGTTCGGCCTTCAGGTTTATGATCACAATCCTACAACAAGAGCTTTAGCCCTACAACATTCTGGTGGCAATGTTGGTATAGGCACTACAAGTCCTCAAAGCTCATTACATATTTTAGGTTCGACTGCAAACAATTTGAGGTTGGAGCGAGATGCGACTAATGACTGGCAATTTTTACTCACAAGTGGTGCGCTGGTTATTCAAGATGCTACAGCCCTTACTGAACGCCTTCGCATTGATAGCGGTGGTAGGTTGGGTGTCGGTATCACGCCTATTACATCAAACATAGGGCCAGCGCAAGCAAATATACAAGGTCACGGCATTGCTGTTACTCGTAGCACTAATGATGCATATTCAAATAAATTATTTTTCTTAAAAGACAGATCTACTAACTATAGTAATACAATTGTTCAAGCGAGTGATAGTTTAGGAGAAATTATTTGGGCTGGTGCAGATGGAGTTGATTACGCTACATGGGGAGCTTCTATTGAAGCTGTAGTAGATGGTACTCCGGGCGCAAATGATTTGCCTACTAGATTAGTTTTTTCAACTACTGCTGATGGATCTTATTTGCCTACTGAAAGAATGCGTATTACTTCTGCTGGATTAGTTGGTATAGGCACTCTAAGTCCTAATCAACTTTTAGAAGTATCAAACTCTAGCACCACTGTTGGACCGGTTATCAGGCTTTCTAACCTTAATAATGCAATTGATGCTGGAGGAACACACGGAGCTATAGAATTTTTCTCTGGCGACAACAGCGGTCCTGCTGATCAGCTTGTTACTAGCATTAAATCAATTCATGTTGCAACTAGCCCAAATTTTGGAGAATTAGCTTTTCATACTGGCTCTAATGTTGAGCAAGTAAGAATCAATACGAATGGCAATGTAGGTATTGGTACTGCAACTCCTACTTTAGCAAAGCTACAAATAGTTAATTCAGCTAACTCTGCATTTTTAGTTAATACTGGAGCCGGGACAGGTTATACATATTTAAAATCGACTAATACAGGTGGCGAATTTATTCTAGGTATTAACAGAAGTGATGGGATTTTATTTAGCAGTGGTTTAGCTTATGCAACTTCTTTAGGTACAACAGGAAGCACAGCCTTACAATTTCATACAAATAACAACCCTAGAGTAACTATTGATGCAGACGGTGATGTAGGTATAGGTACAGATAGTCCTAGCTCCAAACTGCAAGTAGAATTAAGTAATACATCTGCTTATTCATCTTCGTCATCTTCTGCTGACCATGTGCAAATTCGTACATTACAAAGCACAACAACGAGCGGAGCATATTCATCTATCAGAATGTTAGCTAGCTCTAACAATGGAACTAATAATGCAGTTGGTATAATTAATCTAGTTTCGCCTACAAATGGTAACAATGATAGTGCGTTTACATTTCAGTTAAGAGACTCTTCTTCTGTTTATGCAGAAAAATTAAGAATAAAAGCTGATGGTCAGGTACAGTTTAACACTTATGGATCAGGAAATAATACAGGAACAGTTGCGCAAAAGTTAGCTGTAGATTCCTCCGGTAACGTAATCGAAACAGATGAAGAAAAATATTTAACTTCCACAGGTGGAACAATTGACACTGGATTTACTGCTGATGAATTTAGAATGTTAGAGGTCGTGGGGCATGTTAATCCTAATAGCGCCGGATCTGCTCTTTATAGAGATCCAGTACATATATACGTGTATAATGGAGTAGGATGGAATGGCTCAGCTGTAACTAATTATGTATATAGTACACAAATAGCCCCGATTGCTAGAGAGGCTTTTACTAGTGGTAGTAGTGCGTCTGGTAATATAATAGAAGCCGTATTTTTAACTGGTTCAACTGAATCAGATAGTTGTCCGAATAGTTCAGCAAGTAGTTATCAAGTAAGATTAAAAATATCTAATCATGCAGGTAATTCATATTTTCAAGTTAAGGTAATTAAAAGGTTCTAAGTATGTCAAAAACTTATTATAAAATTTATAAAGATGCCAATGGGAACGTAGGGATAGGAACTACAAGTCCGGGTTCGACTCTTGAAATAGCAAGAGGATCTGGCACTTCGACAGCTAAGCTTAACGGGACAACATACAGCAGTCATTTTAATTATGCGACAGATGAGCATACCTATATTAGAGGAGGAAAAGTTACATCAAAAGTTTATATTAATGACTCTCATTCTGCAGATGTACTTATAGCTAGTGGTGGTGGTTCAGTAGGTATAGGCACTTCAAGTGCATCTACAAGATTAGAAGTTAATGGAATATTAACGATAGATACAGACTGGCAACCTTCACAAGCAGTAGATGGTTTAGCTTTAGGGGATTATAGCACTGGCGGGTATAAATGGATTCAATCCCTAGACTCTCATCCTTTATCTATTAATCCATTAGGAAATAATGTGAGTATAGGTACTACGCACAGTGGTAAACAATTAAATGTAGCTGGTGCAGCAAGAATATGGGGCTCTACTTCTAATGCGACTGAAGATTATTTAGATATAGATTTTTACAATAACAACACTAGCGTGTCACTAGCAAAAATAGGTGCAGGTACTAGTGGGGGTACAAGTAATGGAGTATTAAAACTATATACTGCAAATTCAGGTACATTAACAGAGGCTCTAAAAATAGATCAAAATCAAAATGTTTATATTTCTGGTAATGAGACTCAGTTAAGATTTGCAAGTACAGATACAGTTGGTTGGAATGTTAGAGCTTTTATTAAAACAG